GGCTATGTCTTGGTCAACGGTGACCAAGGACTCGCGAGAGACCTTGGCCCAGCGGATGAGCGCGGAGCACCCCCATCGCCTCGAAAGAGGACAACAAGGGGCCACTCCCAACCGCCGGAACACCGCACCTTTTCTTGTCCTGTCTGGTCTATTCGCAACTCTCTTCCGCTTGAACTTGTCCCCCTCGAGAAGCCTAATCTCATCTTCAATGAGGCAGGACTTGAAGGACAACAAGGACTCAAGCGGCACGTGTGTGTCTCCCCCGGCTTGGAACCACTGTTCGGTTGCCTGAACAGCCTTCCAATACGAGCCAGGGCGCACGACGCGACAGAGAGGTCGCGGGTAGAGGCCCACCTCTCGGAATGGTTTCTTGCCAATGAGGTCGGCGGCGATAACGGCATTCGGTCCTCTGGAGACCAGAGCACCGAGGCGTCGTCGCACGTCGACCCCAACGGCAAGACCGCGCCCCGTGTATCCGAGGCCACCCACCTGCACCGGAAGATGCAGGCGGGGATCCTTCACGATCCACGGGAAGCGGCTCTTCATAACCCTCTCCATCCGGCGCAACCAGAGGTTCTCAAGCCTCTGGTCCGCCTCCACCGGTGCCCGAAGGGCCGGCGGAGGGATGGAGGGGGGATAAAAGAGAGACATACCATCTTCGTTCCACTTTCTCGGGAGGGCGAGGACCTCGCAGGCAGTCCACGAGTGGTCTGCCTTAAAGGTCTTCTCCCTGTTGAGCGATGCACCAATGGACGATACACGCGAGGCATACAGGTCGAGCTCCTTGGAGCCCGGCTTGTAGCGACCGACCGCGTCATCGCCGTGTGCGATCGCTCGACCGAACGCACTGGTGGCCCAGGCGTTCACCCAAGAGAGTACAACGAAGCTGAGAGGTGTGCCCATCGGACTCCCTCTGAGGAACGACCCTTCCCCGACCTTGTCACCGAGGTCAGGGAAGCTCCAGGTCGCTCCTCCCTCCAGACCGAGGGATCGCAACGACATGGTCAAATCCGCAGGACGGATAAGACCGCGCGCCGCGAGCCCTTCGATGACTATCCGGACTGCTGCATGGGAGAGACCATCCGTGGCCTTGGACAGGTCCAAGGACGCGAACCGTCTTCCCTTGCGGTAGTGCATTCCGCCGGGAATCTCATGGGACTCGCCGTCGATACGCCAGTGGCCAGGAGCCAACCAGCGCAGCGACGAACGGGTCCAGCTTCCTTCAACAAAGGTCAAGCAGTCGGGGACACCAACCACCCGAACCTTGTATCCGGGAGCTCTGAGCGCGGTTGCCTTCATGCCAAAGGGTTTCCCCTGAGACCTGAGGTACAGCAACCCCGCGCAGCGATAAGATTC